TAATACTCAAGACTTGTACTGTGATAAATGTTTATCTGAAAGAGTTAAAACTGATTCTGAATTTAAACAGATAAAAGAAAGAGCAAATAATTTAATGAGATTGAAAAATGGATTTAAAGATAAACAATTTTATGAACAGATGGAGAAAGAAGTTCATAAAAATAGAAGTGACTTAAATAAATAAACAATAAACAAAAATGTTTATTTTTAATTTAATAATGATAACTTTTTTGATTATGGAAGATAAAAGAAAATACAATGGTGGAAATAAAAACGCTGGACGTAAACCAAAAGTAGAAGAAGAAAAAGTAAACAATATATTTTTAAAAGCATTAGGTGAACTTTACAATAAAGATACAGAAGAAGAAACAAAGATTGCTTTTGTTAAATCTACACTAATGGAATCACAAAGAGGACAGTTGTTTATTGCTGAACATATATTTGGTAAGCCAAAAGAAATAATAGAAGCTACACACAATGTAAATGATTTTAACATAAAAGATATATTTAAAATTGGAAATAAATCTGAATGAAAAATATAATCTATTAGGAAGTGAAAGTAGATACTTTGTAATTACAGGTGGAAGGGGTTCAGGGAAATCATATTCTTTGAACTCATTTCTATTGTTACTTACTTATGAAATTGGCCACGTTATATTATTTACAAGATATACTTTAACATCTGCAAACGTTTCTATTATTCCTGAATTTATAGATAAGATTGAAACGGCCAATTTAAGCCACGAATTTTATATTACGAAGGATGAAATAGTAAATCTTAAAACAGGTTCTAAAATACTCTTTAAAGGTATTAAAACAAGTAGTGGAACACAAACTGCAAGTTTAAAATCATTAGCAGGAGTAACAACTTGGGTATTAGATGAAGCAGAAGAATTAAATGACGAAGAAATATTTGAAAAGATTGATTTTAGCATAAGAACTAAAGGAGTTCAGAATAGGGTTTTACTTGTGTTGAATCCTGCAACAAAAGAACATTTCATTTATAAGAAATTCTTTGAGGACAAAGGAATAGAAGCAGGAAGCAATTTAATTAAAGGAGATACAACATATATACATACAACGTATAAAGATAACATACATAATCTTTCTGAATCTTTTATTAATCAAATTGAGAATATAAAGTTAAGAAGACCTGAAAAGTATAAGCATCAAATATTAGGTGGTTGGTTAGATAAAGCTGAAGGAGTTATATTTAGTAACTGGACTATTGGAAAGTACGAACAAATAGGTAAATCTGTATTCGGTCAAGATTTTGGTTTTAGTAATGACCCAACAACATTAGTAGAATGTAATATAGATACTTCTAACAAAAGAATTTACATTAATGAAAGGTTTTATTTACCATCATTAACAACGTCTCAAATATACTCTTTAAATAAGCAGCATTGTATTGATAGTTTAATAATAGCAGATAGTGCTGAACCAAGACTAATATCTGAGTTACAATCGGCAGGATTAAATATATTTCCTGCAATTAAAGGTCAAGGTTCAGTTACTTATGGAATAGCATTATTACAAGATTATGATTTAATAATAAGTCCAGAATCAATTAATCTGATAAAAGAACTAAATAACTATTGTTGGTTAGAAAAGAAAAGCAATACACCAATAGACAATCATAACCATTTAATAGATGCTTTACGTTATGCAGTAGGCTATCAATTAGAGAATCCAAACAAAGGAAGTTATTTTATTTACTAAAATGTTTTATAAAGGTGATAATGACCGTTATCTAATAAATATATAAACTATGACATACGGAGAAATAATTGCAGTTATACAATGTTATATACATCACATAAAGAATATACAAGTGGTTATTAATTTACCTCGTAATATAGGTGAGATTAAAAAGATGCAACAGATGTATAAAGTTGCAAGTGCTTATTTGAAAAGTTAAATAAAAGTTAAATGTATTGTATTTAAAACAAAATGATTATATTTGTACATAATATAAAACAAACACTATGAAACAATACGAAGTTAAAGGTTGGTACAGATATGCTGACAACGAGAAAGATTATGAGTATGCTGAAATAATAGCAGCAAACGAACAGATGGTTATTACACTATTCAAAGATATGTTTAAACAGAACTTCTTTGCAATAGATATAAAGGAAATTAATAATGTTTAAATTAATAACACAATAAAACTTTTATTAATTAAATTAAGACTTACAGAAATGTAGGTCTTTTTTTTGTTTAATACAATTTACACATTATTTTATTATTATAAAAAACAAATCAAATGAAATTAGAAATTACAATACCAACTAAATTAAGTGAAATAAAACTTTCACAATATCAGGCATTTTTAAAGATAGCTAAAGACAATGAAGATACAGAATTTCTACATCAAAAGATGGTACAGATATTTTGTGGAATAGATTTAAAAGAAGTTGCCTCGATTAAATATAAAGATGTAAATGATATAACTACATCTATTGGAAATATGTTTAACCAGAATCATTATTTTATACCTACGTTTAAAATGGGTGGTACTGAATTTGGTTTTATTCCTAATTTAGAAGATATGACATTTGGTGAGTATACCGATTTAGATACGTATATAACCGATTGGGGCGAGATACATAAAGCAATGGCAGTATTGTATAGACCAATTAAAAAGAAAGGATTAAATGGCACGTATGAGATTGAAGATTATAATGGCACTATAACGTATGCTGAAGTAATGAAATTTGCTCCATTAGATGTTTGTTTAGGTGCTACGGTTTTTTTTTATCGTTTAGGCAACGAATTATTGAAAGCTACGATAGCTTATTTGGAGGAGGACAAGGAGGTACAGAATATTCTGCTACAGGGCAATTCGGGCAAAGATGGGGATGGTATAGTTCAATCTATGCTCTTGCTCAAGGAGACCTTAACAGATTTGACGCAGTTACAAGATTACCAATTAACCAATGTTTAACATATCTAACATTCGAAAAAGAAAAGAATAAAATAGAAGCTGATTTAATTAAAAGACAGAATAGATGACATCACATTATTATGAAATAACACAAGCAATTAAGAACCAATTAAAGGAAGATTTATTTGTAAACACAGTTACTATAGGAGATATATTTAAAGTTGATTTAAACAAGCTTACAATATTTCCTTTGAGCCATATTATAATTAATTCAGCAACGTATTTAGGTTCAACTTGGAATTACAATGTATCTATATTATGTATGGATATTGTAGATGAAAGTAAATCATTAACAACAGATATATTTTTAGGTAATGACAATGAGCAGGATGTTTTAAATACACAATTAATGGTAGTTAATAGATTCTTGGAGGTATTAAGAATGGGTAAATTTGGTAACGATTATGAATTAGCAGGTACACCATCTTGTGAGTTCTTTACAGAAAGATTTGAAAATAAAATGGCAGGTGTAACTGTTACTTTTGATATGGTAATTCAAAACCAAATGAGCAAATGTTAGAAGTTCAAAAGACTTTAATTAAATTTAGGGATTATGTTATCCAACAATCAAGAAGTAATTTAACCAAAGGTGGAAAGAATAGTTCTAAAGAACTTTATAATTCTATTAAAGGTGAAATTGTAACTGAAAATGGATTTAACATAGTTGGTTTTTCTATGGTTGAATATGGTATTTATCAGGATAAAGGAGTTTCTGGTAAGATTAAAAAATACAATACACCATATAGTTATAAAAATAAAATGCCTCCTGCAAAAGCATTTGACAAATGGATAGTAAGAAAAGGAATAGCACCAAGAAACGCTAAAGGGGAATTTCAATCAAGAAAAGGTTTACAATACGCAATAGCAAGAAGCATATTTTTAAATGGAATTAAACCATCTTTATTTTTTACTAAACCTTTTGAGGCGGGATATAAAAAATATATAGATGTGGATTTAATAAAAGCATTTGGACAGGATGTTGAAACAATGGTAGATTATAATTTAAAAGATATAAAATGAACATAGTAAAAATATACAAAGGAGACAATGAAACTCCAACTTTTGTAATAGAAAGTACAAACATAATAGATTCAAGTAAGTACGTTTGTTTATGGACTTGCAAAGAAGAAATTTACGTTGATGAAACTTTGATAGATACAATATACCATACATTATGAAAGTAGTAAAAGTTAGAAGCCCCTTTTTGATTGAAGTAAATCAAGCTGGGCAAGTTGGTAGTAAAATAGAATTGTCAATTTATAACAAAGGTAATTCAATACCAACTATTTTAAGTGGTGTTACAGTATCAACAGCAGGTCAATTTAGTTGCACTGCTGCAACATTTGCAGTAGGTAATACTGTAACAATATCTGGTACATTAGGAGGTGCTGCAATAACAACTACTGCTGGAACACCAACGGGATTGACTTACATAACCCAAATAAGTGGATTTTATTCATTGTCAAAATCAGTTCCAA